CTGCTTTGCCAGCTCAACATCAGCACCGAAGTGTCCAATGTCTTTGGCACCGTCGAAGCAGATAGCAGTGTCGCCTACTGCGATGGTGTCTGCCGCGCCGTTGATGGTAGCGATAATGTCTTTCTGTTCAGCGGAGAAGAAGAAGCGAATAGTAGTCATGGTAAATCCTCATTGGTTAGGTTGGCAACATGCCCTACAGCGCACCACTATGGATGCGCTGTCAGTCAGGTTACTCAGCTACATAAGATGGCAGAGGTTCGCTGCCGTCGTCGAGGTCAATGCTTGCCAGCTTGCGGTAATGGCTGGCGTCTTTGTCGTTGACCTGACCACCTTTGAGCAGGAAATACATGCCAACAGACTCAGGGTTGGCACGGAACTGGCTGATTACATCGTCGATAACGTCAATCGGTTTAGCGCCAGTGTCTAACGTGCCTGCCTTCTCGGTGCCGTTGAATGCCGTGGCGATTGCGCCTTGCTCCAGCTTGTCACCCAGAACGGCGATGATTGCGTTGTCTTGTGCAGAGAACAGGAAGGTGATACGCATAGTTATATCCTCAATAGTTGTGGCATGATTGCCGCAATGCAGGCCGTGACCTGCATTAAGTTAATCACGCTTTCGCAGCCCACCACAGGCCATGCCAGAACGAACACGCTGGCTCTGTCTCAGCCTGCCGCTCACTGATTTCATTGAACACACCCAGCGCCTCAGTCCTGCCGTCTGGATACACCAGCTGGAAGTCGTGAGTCAGGTTATCCAGTACGCCAACACATGCCTGCTGGAAGATGGCCCCGGCGTGCTTAGCGATGCGCTGTGCTGCGCCAACATCCCAGACCTGCACAGCGTATGACTGTTCCAGCTCCTGCCCATACTTGCCCAGCACAACCTCCGGCGCATAACCGTGGTTACGCAACACGTCGCCTAACAGCGCCTGCCGTTTCAGGTTGTCGAACAGTGGGCTGTCACTGCGCCAGCCGGAAACGAATACTGTAATTGGTGCCTGTACCATGTTGTTTTCCCTCGTTGAATGAATATCACAATGCCGCCCGGTACTTGCAGCGGCATTAGTTAGTCACTCAGTCTATACTTTCCACAACCAGATGAGGTTGCTTGCCACGCCCACAGCTCCTGCCATCGGTGCCGGAAGAAAGTATACGGCGGCGAATGTCACGCTCAGTGCCACCTTGACGAGTATTACCGTCTCAATGTGACGCCGAGTTATCTTCATTCGGGGCTACCTAATGCCGCGCCAGCTACCGTTACAACCAGTAGGATGGCCGCTGCCGTTGAGTACAGAAGATGCCCTTCCAGTACAGCCGCTGTCAGGTAGAAACCATGACAGAGGAAGTGCATCTTGTGTGCCGTGTGTGCTGCCACCTGCTTTGTTACGTGAAGTGCCATTGACTACCCCATTTAGTGATTATTACAGTTACGATGCCAGTCGCTAGGACTGGCGCTATCATGCCACAGACTTCTATCATTTGCGCTCCAGCACTGGTACATAGCCAGTGACGTTCACGCCCAGACCAGCCAGCATATCCAGAATTTCAGCGTCAGTCGCGCCTTGTTCCTTCGCTGCCTTAACGCCGGACTTGATTTTGCTCAGAGCCTGCTTCGCTTTATCCTCAGCTGACAGGTCGTTGCCCTTCTTCTCCGCTTCGTTGGCGTTGTAGTAATCCATCACCACACCAAAGAATGCTTGCACGACGTCCTCACGACTTGCCTTGTCGCCATGCTTAAACTGTTGACGCAGGCCGAACAGGTCAAGACCCATCTTCTCAGCGCTGCTGATTGCCTTCTTATCAGAGTAACCGTAGCGGTCATTGGCCTTGTCCCATGCCACTGGCAACAGCTGGCGCAGTACAGTGTCAAAGTCTGCCATGTCTTCTTTACGCATATCAGTTACAAACGATACGTTGTTTGCCACCATACCGTGGAACAGGGCGCTGATTGTTGTGTTGCGTTTCAGCTCAACGGCTTTCGCCAGATTTGCCTTGATACTGCCTACTGCTACAAGTTTGAATGTCATAATAATCACCTATCAGGTTATCGGTAAAGTTACTGCCTGCCCTTCGCAAAGAGCAGGTCATAACGCTACAGATATTGCACTACACCCCAGATAAACAGGCCGACACCTGTCCAGACCCACGCACTGCCAATAATTGCTGTTTTCATGCAAACATACCTCTTGAATACCAACCTGCCGGAGCCTTGCTGCCGCCCTTGCACTTCTGCTTGCCTCTCACCTTATCCATCTGTGAATTGTGAGAGAGTTTCTTTAATGGCTCAGGAGTCGCAGTTGCGCCCTTTACCTCTGATAACTTGCCATGTTTCAGCGCATCGTTGATGCCTGCTAACATCTGGCGTTTACGCTTACGCATACTTGCCTCCTTAGTGACGTTAATCAAGCGCCATCGTAATGACGACGCTTTGTTAAAGTCGCTTGCGGTATACACTCCGCGCCTTGTTCACTCGATACAGAGTAGCGTGCTGCTCACGCCTCGACTTATATGCCTTGTCTCAGTTCGGCCCCGTGATTAACGTGTCGGGAACACTGGCTTTCGCCTGCATCCTGTTTAGGCTTAGTCGTCAACATCCGTTAGGACTCAGACCGCGCCGCAAGGCTGCTTGTTGTTGCTTGCTATCTAAGTTAATCGTTATCGTTCAACTTGTCAAGCGTTTATTTTGTTTGGCTACCTGACTAGCTCAACTTCTGACAGGAATCTATTAGGGAAGACGTCTAACCCGTGTCGTGCTGTACTGCCTTGTTGCTAACTAATCTAATCCTTCTGGATTCACTTGTCAAACACTTTGTTGCTTACTGCTTAACTTCTGATTAGTGCCTGTTTTTCGTATGACTTATCAGGCTGTCTACTTACCGGGCTAATCCCCGTATCGTCTGGCTAGTGGTTTCCCGTGTCGCCGTTCGATGGATTGAATACTAGATGAATGATTTAGAGATTGCAAGCACTTTGTAGAAAGTAGTTAAGCAAGGCAGATTCTCTATGTATAGCCATGTTACGCCACCGCTTAGCCCTTAACGCTTCACCGCTATAACTGGTAATGCGTCGCTACGCTCCAGAAGGCATTACGCACTATCCCGGTTAACCGTGGTTGTAGTGGTTGTAACCCCGGACGGCCTGCGCACGATGATACAGGAAGAATCGACAACTGTACACAAGGTTTTACCTATCAATAAACGGATTACGTTCAAAGATAATTATGATTGACGTTATAGAGTGAGGCGACGAACGAAATAACAAATAACCTTTAAGGATGGTTATCACTACTCACAGAGTACCCAGCGTAACCCAGCACTAACCCAGCTATGTCCCACGACACAATCCAGAGCTAACCAGAGCCTAACCATGATGGATTGATAGATAGCCTTGTGATAGCCATAGGATAGCCACGGCATAGCCCACGATAGCCCGGCAAGGCCCGGCACGATACACGACACACGACAGGCAACAAAAGGCAAGCGCACGCGAGCACGCACCGCCACGATAGCCAGCGGATAGCCCAACGTTAGCCCACGCACGGCCCGGTGACATACCCAGATAGCCCAGAGTAGCCCAGCGCAACACAAGGATGACCCAGCGATGACCCCATAATGACCACGCGCAACGCGAGACAACACAGCGCAGGCGCACGCGCGTACCATGCAATGGCTGGCTGGTCAAGAGTTTCCTCTGAATGGCCCAGCGCAGACCCCGATGGGGTAAGAGCGCGTTGTGAGTCAGGGGCCGGGCCTCTCGTGAGTATAATAAATTTCAGGTGCTGGATTACACCAGCTGCTCCGTACTTGCCATCCTTGGCTTCTCCGTGCCTGCCGGGTTCTATCGGGATGACTCAGGATGACTCCATCACTTATCCGGGATGACCCACTGCTTACCCTGAGCGTATGCCCGGTCGTACCGAGGTAGGGCTGCTTTAGCTTGCTCAGCTGTACCCAGCTTCCCAGCCATTGTATCCATCTGCCACATCCTGCGCTTCCAGATACCAGAGCACACCGTGTTACCCGGCAGTGAGCAGTCGTAGCGCCAATGACCATTCATCTTGGCCCAGCCCTGCTTACCCCTTTTCGAGTCATCGGTGATGTACTTCCACGAGCCGATAGCCGCCGCTGCCCCAGCAGGGTCACCAGCTTCCAGTAGCTTGAACGTGGTTGAGTTCTTCGCACCGTAAACACCAACGTGATACGCGAAGTCCACCGCTGCTAACACAGCATAGTCAGGTGTACGCTCTGGTAGCCCGGAGAGCGCCTGTGCGTGCTCCTCAATGGATTTACGCAGACGTGCTTGGCATTGGGCTGGTGTCTCTGCACGACCCGGTACAACGTCGTATGTGTCGCCTGAGCAGACAGTCCAGACACTGGCGCTGTCGCGGTAGGGATGCGCAAGTCCATCCTTGCTAATCCCGGTCCCTTCATGATACACTACGGTGCCAGCGGCCACTGCGAACAGTGACCCCATGACACGCGCTATAATCTTATTCCTCACTGGACGGCTCATTCATATACCCCTTCTTCAAGGCTTGGGCGTACAGCTTGCTGTTACGACGCTTGTAGTAGATGGTGCAGATGAACATACCGACACCAGTCAGGATACCGACCCAACTTGCAATCTGGGCGGTTACGTCTGGTGATGGTAGGTGCTGCACAATCCAACCTCCAATTGTCAAACCTGTGCTGGTCCCATAGGTTGCGGTTTCAAGGTTCTTGTGAATCATCTTTCGTTAACGGCTTTCGCCGCCTCCTGTTTCTTGCGGATTCTCAGCCACACTTCCACACTGAGTAGCGGGAGAAGTCCGGCGAGAAACGCAAATATCATTGCTGTGCTATCGCTGTTGCGTACCTCAATCCGGTCCGCAGTGATGCTTCCTGTGCTAATGTTCTGTGCCTTAGCTGCCTTTGAGCGGCTGCTATCGACGGTTCCGACTGTACTGTCCTTAACGCTTGTCTCACTGCTACTGTCTGACTTACCGGATAGGCCAATGCCCTGTTTCGTGTTCTCTGCTCCAACCTGAGCTGAGAGGTCCGGCTTGGAACCAATCAGCCCGGTGGCGGCGGTAAGTGCCGAGGTAGCGGAGCAACCACCGAGACAGAGCACCAGCGATAACACCAGTGCTCTAATCATGATTAGCTCCCGCTCGAAGCGGACACTACAGCGTCCAGTGCAGTCTTGAGGGTAGACAGTTTAGCGTCCACCTGTGACGCAGCGCCCGGCTGACCGAACTCCTGCGCCTGTTCCACTACCTTGGTAGCGTTGATGATTGCGTCACGCAGAGCTTGTTTCTGCGCCTTAGTTGCTGCTGAATATGCCATGAGGATTCTCCTTATGAGGCAGTGTAGGTTGCGGTGATTACGCCATTCGCAATCGCCAGTGTAACGGTGCCGCCATCAACGGTCAGCACCTGTGCATCTGCGACAATGGCATTGGTGCCGGGCAGGGTCGCGGTTGGGACACCAGCAGCTACACCAGCGGTAGCAGTGGCGGTTTTGCCAGCGCCGTCCTTGACAGCTAACGTATTAGTGTCGGCAAGGAGAGCAACGGTGGCGGGGAGGGTTTGGTCGGTCAGTGAGCCGTTGGAGACTTTGGCCGTAGCCTGAGCAGTCTTACCAGCGGAGTCAGTAACCTTGTGCGCAATGCCGTCACCAAACGCCGTGTAGTTCGCTGGGAGCTTCACAGAGGCCACGAGGTTGTTGGTGACTGTAACCGTACCCGGTTGGATATTCAGGCCCGCAGAGTTCTGCACAGGCACTGTGTTACCCGTTACCAGAGCAGCAGCACCATCAAGGTACACATTCCGCACCACGTTGTTCGTAACATAGACACGTACCCGGCCAGAGACGGTTGAACCGCCACGGGCAGTGGTAACGTCCAGTGGGTTGCCATCAGAGTTCAGGCCATTCGTCAGTGAGGTGAAGTAGGCTGATACCAGCTTACCACCAGAGACGCGGGCCGCAACACTGGAACCCAGCAGGGTGACGTTGTTACGGTCCTGAATGGATACAGCGTCACCATCAGATGCGACAGTATCGGTAGCCGTGGTCAGGTTGACACCGGACAGGGTATTGCCAGAGACAGCAGCTGTAGCCGGGACCGACTTACCGCCAGAGCTGACCGACACTGCATCAGAGTTCTTGACGGCTGCGGTGCCAGACGGCAGAGACACAGGATAACCAGCGGTACTCAGCGCCAGCTGGACAGACTGCGCCAGCGCATCAATCTCGGTAGCCAGCCCGGAATCAACCGAGCCAGAGCCAATAGTCAGACGCTGCGCGAGATTACCCAGCTTCACAGAGCTGTCACGGATAGCGACACGATTATCGACAGAGGTTTGCTTAAAAGTCATTAACGACTCCTTCTATTTGAAACACGTCCGAATCGCTCACGACGAGCACCCTGACGAGGTTTTGGTTTGTTATCGAAGTAACCCATAGGGTCACGCATGAACTGCTTAGCGTCCTCCTCACGCGCCTTCTCGGCTGCTACGCTCTCGTCTTCGACAAGGTGCGAGTTCAGCTCCTGCAACAGCATAGCGATGGCATCAATGCGGTCATCCTTGGCCAGACAGCCTCGGTCGTATGTGATGTTCTGCATCTGCTGGAACGCGGAGTAGAGCCAGCGCTTCTCACGGCTGTACGCCATGCACGACGCGGTATCATCCTGCAATGCACGCTCATGCACCACAAGGCGGTGACGGCGCGTGATTGGGGAGATAGTGTCGATGATACGGCGTTCTTTCTGAGTGGTGTTGTACATCCCGGTTACACCGATACCCGCAATCTTGCGCTCAGCAAGGCGGTTCATAATCAGCATTTCCACAGTACCGTGACCCATGTTGCTCTCGACGAGGATATTGCTAATATCCATTTCGGTAGCGAGGTCAATCACCTTGTCGATGTTCTCGGTGGATACACCACCTTGGAAGCCACCAACACTGAACAGGTGAATGTACGAGCTTACGGCACCACCAGCAGCGTAGGAGATTTCATCCCCACCACAACCAGCCGGGTCAATCACCATCAGCTTGTGCTTGTACTGGAGCATTTCAGAGCCGACGCCAGCCGGGTAGTACAGCTTCTCACCACGGATAGGCTCGTACTCCTCTACCAGATTGCGGCGGTCAGCAGCGTACATGAAGCGGTCCGGCGCGGTGTCAGTATCGCCACCATGAATCATCAGGTCGGACAGTTTGATTTTGGTGCGCATGGCATCAAGCAGAGACGTGTCCAGCATGTACTGCAACTGGAAGCCCTCTGGCCCGAAGTCCAGCTCTTTCTCAATCAGGTCGTCCTCAGAATAGCGTCCAGTATCGGTTGACTGGCCCAGAGTCCCATCGACTCCGAAACCACTCCGAGCGTAGCCAGAAGCAATAAGCTCCCGAATATAAGGCGCAAGTGTTTCGCCATAGCGTTCTTCCATTTCAAGTGAGGGGATACGGCCCGGCCATACACGCACCTCAAAGCCACGGGCAGGCAGCGTCTTGTAGATACTGTCTTTGGTCTGCGGCGTACCGAGGTACAGGGTATCACCGTGCGTACAGATTGCAGCGAAGTCTTTGGAGACAGTCAGCAGCTTCTCACGCTCGGTCTGGGTCATACCGTTCTTGGTTGTTTCAATATCATCCGGGATAAGCAAATCAGCACGCTTACCCTGCAAGGATGCGGTCACACCGATACAGGCCACACTCGGTGACTTGTCCAGTGGTTTAAGGTCGCAATGCACATCATACGCGGTGTATGAGGTACGGTCGCCACGGGTGCTGTCAGCCTTGAGCCAGCACAGCAATGGCCATGTTTCAATCAGACGGATAACCAACGTCGCTACTTCGGACGCCTGTTGCTCACCACCGGACAGAATCAGGACACGGCAGCGCTGGTCTTGGATAAGACGCCACACGGAGTACAGAGCAGCCAGCGTAGACTTTGCTTCACCACGCTGTGCGGCCACCATCTTCTTACGCGGCCCGTACTGCATATAATCTGCAATGTCGGCCTGCATATCCGTCAGTTCAAAGCCGAGGAAGCGCATACCAACGTAGGCGAAGTCCCGGAACTCTTTGAACGTAATGGCCAGCATCATAGCCAGCTCTGTGCGCTTATCGCGTGGGATAGTGCGCGGGTTAAAGTTCAGCTCGTTCGTCTGCTCGGCAATGAGCTTCAAACGGCTGAGAACAAACGGATTGAGTTTCATTAAATGATTCCTTTGAGGTCGTCGCCGTCCCCGCCTCCCACCTGTTGCATGATAGCGGCGGCGCGGGCCTTACGGCGTTCTTCGAGTTCATCCTCAAACTCGTCGTTGAGGCGTTTCATTGATTCATCATCTGCATCTGCGGTAATGTCGTTGTCCTTGAGGAACTTGGCAATGACGGACTTGTCGGCAGCGGGTAGTGGGATTTTCTCCGTACTCGCTTCCTGCAACTCGCTAATCAGTGCCTCGGTGAACATTGCGTGCAGCGCAGAAAGCCGGGATTTGCTCCCGGCCTTCGGCTTGCTCATATTGCCTCCTTATGTGACAGAGCCTGAACCTAAGTTGACGCTACCGTCTGCGGTGTACCAGAAGGAACCATCGCAGAAGGCCAGACGCCATTGGGTGACACCGTTACCTGTGACAGCATCCGTGACCAGCACGACACCATACGGGTTCTCTGTTGCCTTCGGCAGCTGTGCCTTGGTCACACGCTGTACGCGGGTGCTCAGTGGGCTTGGCTGCACAGGCAGTAGAATGTCGGTGCCGTTGTACTGGATTGGCAGGTGGGGGCTGGCGTTGCTGCTGACCAGACCCGGACCATCCAGAGACAGACGCCCGGTATCCATAGCCATACCCAGACCGTAGTTACCATTCGACACGTTCCATGTTGCAGGCACCAGAGGAGCTGCGGCAGCGGCCACGTCAGCGGTAACCTCGGTCATCAGGATGTTGTGGTAGTAGTGCTGACCACCCTCGAAGTTAGACTTCGC